TCCATCTTAATAATCCCACCGGATAGAACTGCTTCCCCCAAAGTCATTTTACGCCCATCACGAAGTATTACAAATCCGACTTCCACTTCGCTGGGCTTCCAGCGGACTACATCGAACTTTATCTCTCGTTTTGCAGTCAAGCGGTTTCCCAAAGTAGCTTCGGCTTCTTTAAGTTCATCGTCGGAAATGATGCCTTTCCTGTGAAGTTCATCAAGTTTGGGTTTCGCGTTGTCGGGAGATACTTTCCATTCGGGGACTTCCCCACACTTAATATCGCCAACATAACAACCATCTGCCTTGGATACATTGGCGACTATGGTTTGAAAGCGTTTTACAAACTCTTCTACCTTCTTTACCTTGACCGTTTCAAACAAGTCAAAGTCCCCTGCATATTGTTGCGATCTTATACCACTTGACCCAAGTATTTCAGCCCCATCTTCCTTAAACGATATCATATTGATAACACGCAAAGCGTCGGTGCTATAGTTTAGGGGATATGCTCGTGTCTCAAAGATATTCATCTTACTAATGGGTAGTTTTGTTTTTAAAATAAATCACATACGAGTAATAGATGGACTTCGCACAGATTAAGGCATATCCCTTATCAGATGCCGATATAGAAGCGATACTCGGCAAGACGGTCATTATGACTTATCCGGAACTGCAAGATGTGGAAGACATTACAGAAATTTTTGATGAAGATGGTCGCTCTGTGCTTCTATTTTTAACGGAGAACGACCAAACGGGACATTGGACGGGGCTAATTCGTAGTACAGATATGATTGAATACTTCGACCCCTACGGATCTGCTCCCGACGCAGACCGTAAGTGGCTCTCCAAAGAGAAACTACGGGAACTTGATGAACTAAAACCACACCTGACCCGCTTACTTCGCAAGTCCAATATGAAGGTGTATTTCAATACTTACTCATTCCAGCAAGACAAGGAAAGCGTCAATACTTGTGGGCGATGGGTCGTTGCAAGATTATTACATCGTAAGAAGACGCTCCGCCAGTTTTACAATATGGTAATGAACTCGGGCTTGAAACCAGACGACTTTGTGTCCGCATTAACTTTTGAAATAATAAAAAAGTAGTATATGTTATAGAATGGCTGACCGATATTCCACTTCGGTATCTTACCAGCAACAGATGAAGGACGACCAGTCCCCCGACATCATCTACTTGAACGCAGACATCATTAACAACAACACGGGCTATTCAAACTATAGTCAGTTGAGCGACCCGCAAATCCGGTTCAACGAGAACAGAGATACGCCCATTCTGAAGGATAGTTCTCTGTATAACTTCTCTATTGTCCGCTTCTCTATGAACGGTGCAGGAAAGGACTTACCGCTCTTCATTCCGACTATTCTGACGAACGGCAACAATCTTGGAAATGATGGAGTAAGCCCCGATGTAAATCTCACTTGCTACTCCACGACACTCTGTGCTAATTTAACATACAACAACGGCTCTGGTGTGGCTACGACGATTTCCGTATATAGTCCTGAGACCTTTGTGAAGTTCATTCCAGAGACGCAGAACCAGTTTCTCGCCCCTGTGCCGACTGTTCCGCCCTATCCATCAGCCCCTACTTGGAGTAGTACCACGCCTTATTCTGCTAACCAGCAAGTGGCTTATCTTGGTAGCCAGTGGGTCTCCACGCAGAATAACAATCTGAATAACACGCCCCCTGCGACCCCTACGGGAACAAGCGTTTTTTGGAACTATGTGGCGTATGGTGGTATTAACGACCAAGATGTAAGCACTCGCTACTACTGGGTATATACCTATACTTGGTGGGTTCAACTTGTGAATAACACATTTGCAACGGCGAACACTGCTCTACAGACGGCTTTCAATACGCTATGGGTAGCCCCGGTTGGAACTCCTATTACGGTGAATGGAGTTCAATACAGCGGTGGTTGGGGCAGAGTAGCTCCTGCTCCTACGCTATCAGCAGTCCCCCCGAAGATGTTCTTCAACCCCACGACCAATCTATTTAGCATTTATTACGACAGCACAGCGTATGGTATGGATAGTCTCGGCACACCTATCAACTCCGGGTCGGCGACGCAGTTCTATCAGTTGTTCTTCAATCCGAATATGTATGGACTGTTTGCGAACTTTGCAAATCGTTTCTGGGCTACAATCCCCCAAGCAAAGGGGCTTTCGGGTCAGATTTCCGGCGGGTGGGGCAGTAAGGGTATTACAACCCCCAGCACGACCACAGTCTCCGGTCTTGCGAATGAACTGCTGGTCTATAACTATTTAGGGCAGAATGTGCTAACTACGACGACCCCGAACTATGTGGTAATGACGCAAGACTATGGAAGCGATAGCACTCTTTGGTCTCCGGTTGCAAGTATTGTATTTACTACAACCCTTCTTCCGGTGGCGAACGAACAGCAGACCATTCCGGTTCAGTATGGAGCGAGTAATACAACGGCGAGAACGACCCCGTCCGCCTTCAACCCCATCATCACAGATATCTCTCTGGGTCTCAATAATGCTTCCGATTGGCGTGGCTTTATTGAATACAACCCGACCGCCGAATACCGCATTACGGCTTTCCAGAATGGTATGAATGAAATCCGGCAGGTGGATATCGCCGTCTTCTGGAAGAACCGCTTGGACGGACAACTCTACCCCCTGCAGATGTTTAATCTCTCAAGCGTGTCCCTGAAACTTATGTTCCGCAAAAAGAACTGGAGCAACCAGACAACTTAATATCCGGTGTAGCGTTTTAAGGATTTTTTTTATGTTTGCTAAAGTTATAGAATGGCTACATCCGACATCGCCAAGGAGAGTGTTTTCGACGATCGCATCGTTCAGCACAGCCCCGCTTATGCTGTGAATAAGGGTGCATTATCGCTAACGGCTGTGCCTTTCCAGGCTATCTCGCAGACCACGACCCAGCACACTTACAATATTAATGTGCCTTCGCAGAATGTTTTTATTGACCGTGCCGTGGATTGGACTTCCACTTGCCCCCTTGCCGTCAGCGTCGCCCCCATCACCGTTCCTTTTACGACCAACCAGCCCGTGCTGACTTTCGGTCAGGACTGTGCCTTAACGAACTTCCCCCTGCACTCTCTCGTCGGTACGATGACCGCGACCATCAACGACACCACGACCACGATGAATACTTCCGACATTCTCAAGCAAGTTCTCCGTCTGACTTCTTATGCCGACAACAAGAAGTCCCGCACTTGCCCCACGATGGACGACACTTACCAGTCATACAACTCGGGCTATGGCTCTCTGAATACGCCCCTGAACGGCTGGTCGGACAGTCAGCAACCCGCCTTTGTGCCTAACGGTGCTTACCCGAATGTGTCCTTCACGAACCCTACGGGTGGTGTTCTGTCCGGCTCTTCAACTTACTCCACGACCGCCCCTGACGGCACTTCCCAGACTGTAGATTATGTGAATGGTATCCCCGTGCGTAGCACGACAAACGACGCGAAGGGCTACTCTCTCTTCTTGACTTTTACTTCCGTGGAGAAACTGGTACTGTCTCCCTTTGTATTCGCCAACTCCGCCCAGTGGGAGACGGGTCTGTTCGGCATCAACTCAATCCAGATTGTATGCAATATGGTAGCACCGTCTCGTGTGCTTCGCTCTACGACACAGAATGGTCGCACCATCAACTCTGTTTCTTACAACGGATCGGTCTTCTCGGGTTCAAATATGCTTTTTCAATTTTTAACTCCGTCTTTAGATTTACCTTTACCGCCAAAAAGCGTAGTCGAGTATCTCGAGTATCCCCGTTATATCACGAACTTATCGGGATTTACAACGGCTGTTGGTGCTACTGAGCGTTTGTCTTCTCAGACCATCGTTCTTCCCCAGATACCTGATATGCTAATGATTTTCTGCCGTCCCCAGTCCTACGCTTCCACGACGGACGCAGACTGGATGTTCCCACCCACGACTATCTCAATCAACTTTGATAACTTTGCTGGTCTGCTCTCATCTCACCAACAGCCCCAGTTATACCAGATGTCCGTTCATAACGGTCTGGATATGGACTATGCGGAGTGGATTGGTTCTGCGAAGATTGCCCGAACGGGTGGTAATATCTCCACGGTGGGTGGCTTCCTTGTGCTGAAGCCCGGCACGGATATCACACTCCAGTCAGGACAAGCCCCTGGTCTCGCAGGTAGTTTTACCCTGCAATTTGACCTAACGGTTCGCAACAACACGGCTTCCGTCGTGAATGCTTACCAGATTGTAGTAGTGTCGGTGAATGGTGGCTTCTTCGAGTCCCAGTCTGGCTCTTCTCGCGTGGTTAAGTCCGTACTGTCCGAAGCCGATATCATCTCCGCTCCCCCTG